TCAATCTTAATCTTATATTGATCGGTAGAATAATCAAGGATATATCTCTTGTGGTATTCCATTCTTCCACACTTAATATCATCAATAAGCATTGTTATGGCATCTTGTATATCATAAGGCACTACCTTGTACCCAGTTTCTAGTGAGAATAAGTAGTTGAAAGTTATTGGAAATGTAACACCTGCTGCAACTGCCAAGGTTACGGGGCTATCCTCTGTGTCATATAAATAGATAGAATCTGACTCACCAAGCGGCACACCCTTTGGTGTTCCAACTGCTCTGACATATGAATCAGTAGTTTGCTGATTCCACTCTTTAATAATTGCTGTTTTATCTTTTGTTAATAAGTAACTCCACTCAAACAATGCTTGTGGATCTTGTGTTGAATCCCAAACAAGTTCATTGTTTTCATAAGCCTTTAAGATTTTATAAACTCTGTCCCAGATAGCAAGGTAGTCTGTTCCGTTGCCATTTACTTCATACCAAGATCTTTCATAATAAAATCCTCCAGGAACAATGGAATCAATGATTGCTCTTGCTAAGTCTTCATACTGTGTATACTCATTAATTTCAGTTGCTGTTCCTGACCCATACTTTTTTGCAAGTGTGGTTGGATTAACATACGGGCGCATTACCTCTAGATTATCTTCAACAACAATCTCTGCCTGCTCACCATCTTCTACCTCATAGATTGCCAAATAATATGATTCATCATAAGAACTAAATAAGGATGGCAAGGTGTATTCAATTTGTGATCCAGAAGTAGATGTTATATTTTCTTCAACTTCAATAACATTTCTAGAACTGTCTTGAATCAGCAATAAATACTCTGTGTTCGCTAGTGGAACATCATAAGATATTGTAAGCGGGTATGGTGGTAAGCGCAAAATTTGCATTAGATTTTACCGTAGTGTTTGGCTACTTCTTTAGGCGATGCTTCACGCACTGCTTTATGAGTTAACCATTTAACGGATGCCTCCTTAGTGACAATGTTATATCCTTTTTCAAGGGCACCCACACCAGTCCAATGTAGATTACGCTCTGAGTAAAGTGCAATCTTTTCTTTTGGATTCTCTACTGCTACTTCTTCTACTGGATCTTTTCTTGGTACAAAAGGCAAAATAGCCTCTAGCATTTCCTCTTTTGTTTCAGTTCCATATAAATCTATATTGTGCTTTTTGGCATATGCCTGTAATTGTGGTACTGTCTTTTTAGCAAATTTTTCTACTACTTCTACTGTTGTTGCCATAATATCCTCCACTGCTATTATATCAGAAATGAATTATCTTCTGCTTGCTCTCAATGTTTGTGGTCTTCTAATACCACTAGGTGTTCCAGAAATTGATATATTCTCACCAAATATGGGTGTTGGTATATTTCCTAAAACATTGTTTTGTGTAATAATTCCTGATGGACCCATTACTATTACCCCGCCAACTCCTCCAACAGCAATTGCTCCATCACCATCGTGCTGATGAGGAACTGTAGGATTTCCTGGATATGACATTTATATTCCTTAATTGATAAAGGAGGGCAGTTTTTACGCTGCCCTCCCTATCGTTTAGTTTTTACAAACTATTATGCTGTAGGATCAACTGCTGCGTCTGCATAAGCAACCGCATCAAGTTCTTCCCACTGTAGACCAAAGCGGACGAATACTGTGTATTCAATTGTATCCTTCTTTGGCTTGTATTCACGGTTTACAGTGATATCTCTCTGGAAGCCCCATACACGGTTAGCAGGGAATGTCAAGTCGACATAGTTTGCTGGGTAGTAAGGAACTTCTTGTACATCAATGCCTAGAACACGAGTTGTACGTGCTCCACCGAATGTCTGTGCTTGTCCATCAAGGTATGCCTGACGGTTACGCTCTGTACCAGCAGTACGTGGAGCAAATGCTTCTGCGATTGCGTCAGCAAGTGTTCCGTTGTTCTTTACGATACCCTGGAAAGCATCTGTACCTGCGTAGAACTTTAGGTTCTGCTTTAGTGCACGATACTTACGTGGCATTGCAAGGATGATATCCTGCATTACCTCGGTTGTCCAGTTGTCATCAGTAACAGTGACTAGTGCTTCGTGAGCATCGCCATCGTTTTCTACCTTGTGTACGAAACCTTCCATGATTGAAAGGAAGTCACCAGTTGAACCATCACCATTAATGGCTAGGTCTTCAATATCGTTAGCAAATGCATTTGTCATCAAGCGAACTAGATGATCTTCAAGTGCACCGCCTTCAATATTATCTTCAAGTGCTTCTGTAGATACTTCCCAGTCAAGACGAATCTTCTTGGTTGTTAGTTCTACCTTTGTGAATGTAGCACCAGCGTTTGTGTAGTTATTGTTTGCCTGTGCAGCAGCACGAATAACACGCTCACCAACGTTAACTTTTTCAAGTTCCATGGTGTTTGCTCTCATTGTAACTCTACGACCATCCTTGGCGAGAACTGTTGCATCCCACACATAGTCGATGAAGCGGCGAGCCTGCTCTGGGAGCAGAATACCGCCTGGTGTTCCAGTTGGATTTACTGCATTAGCGCCATTGGATACACCAAAGTTTGCTGTTGCAATATTTCCTAGTTGTGCACCAACATCAGAAGTGCTTGGACTGGTAGCAGTTGCTCCGCCAATGTCACCTGATGCGAATGAACCATCACCTTGATGGTTGTGGTTCACGGTTGGAGAACCTGGATAGTTCTTTACGATTTCTTGTTCCGACATATTGTTCACCTCCTAGTGATTTATACTTATTGGAATAAGTCGGCTGATTTGAGGAAACGGCCGCCCCATAGGGATTTTTGAGTCTTCGTTTCCGAAAACTCCTGCACGATCTCGCCTAGATCGCCAGACTTGCGGAAAGCGGTGTCTTTTTCGACCATATCTACTCGCTTTCCAAACTCATTAAAAGAACCCTTGACTTCTTTTACCTCATTTGATACAGACTTTACTTCACCTGTAACGGCTTCAAGGGACTTCGTAATTGCCTCTACAGTTGTCTGCATAGACTTTACTGTATCTGCAAGATTGCTCAAGGCATTAGTTAGATTTTCATTGATTGAAGAAACTGCCTTAGCAACTTCCTCTGTTGCATTAACAACAGCATCAACTGAATCATTTGCTTCTTCAACAACAGGTGCTTCTTCAGCCTCTGATGCTGCTTCTGCTGCTGGCTCTGTAGCAGGTGTATCCTCTGTAGGAACTTCTACTGGAGCCTCTTCTACAGCAACTGCTGCAGCCTCTGGAGCAACCTCAACATTTTCAACCAACTCTACTGTCTCTGCACCTTGTGCTTCAACGATTGTTGTTTCTTCTGTCATAGGATTTTCCTCCTCTGTCATCTTAATTGTTCTAATGCCTTTTGCACTATCAACTAAGAACTTTATTTTTTCTGTATTTTCTGAATCTGATTTTTCAACAAAACCAATGTTTTTCATGGGTCTTCCAGAAGTAGGACTATCTGCTGAATCATCTTCTGATACTAAAACAATATCATTTTCTGAATCCCAGAATACATTCTTAACTTCTGTTTTTGAAAGGTATCCACTAACTGTATTCTTACCATCGACTTTTTCGATAGAAATTACATTAGCAAATTGATTTGCTGGATTATCAACTAGTGACAACTCAAACAACTCATACTCTTTAATTATACGCACTGATTTATCAAGATTTTCGTCAAACTTATCATCTGACTTTGTGATGTTACCACCGATAGAAAATCCAGTAAGAGTACCATCAAGCACCTTTTCCCAGGTATCCTGAGCACCCTTTGAAACATAGGCGGACACATAAACTCCGCTATAAAACTTCTTTGACTGAGGCTCAAAATATCGATCTTCTTTAAATGAAACGATCTTGCCAACAGCCATAGGCTGGTGCATTTCTCTCAGATTTCCACGGAATTTTCTAAATGCTTCTAGACTTGCCTCTGTTGTAACAATATCATCTTGCTTGTCAACATTGTCTAGAGTTGCAAAACCTGATACGATTCTACGTTCTTGATCTACTTTGCCAATTGGCATAGAAAAGCGAACATTGTCACCATCAGTAATCCAGTGTGCTTTATTTATAATCATGGCAGTATTATTATATCAAACCTTTTTAGGTTTTTCTCAACTATTGAGACGATCTTCCCTCTCCTTGTGGATTTCTTCCTTCAAGTGATGCTGGGGAATCTGAAGAGTTGTTCGTTCTTTCTGCATCCCGCTGACGATTGCCAGCAAGATTTGCTCTAGCGTCTGTTGCTTGTCGTGGTGTCATTGAGAATGGTTCTCCACCGTCACCGTCTGGTCTTGGTGGCATATCAATCATTTCACGAGCCTCATCTGGAGTAATAACCTGTGTCTTTACATAACGCTCAATAATTTGAGATTGAGCAATTTCATCTGTAAGAGTTAGTTCGTTAAACTTAAGAGTAAGGATATCTGTCTTTTCTTTAACAATCTTATTAATGATTTTTTCAAGTTGTGCCTGTGCTGGACGTGCAACCTGTTCTTTAAAAGTTCTATCCTGTGACATTGCAGCAGCAATGGCAGCAGAATCTGATCCACCTAGTTTTGAAATAGGAACCTGATGTGCAACCAGAATATCATCACGATTTTGCTTTCGATACTTTTCAAAAGATGCTTCTTGAATTGCAGTCTCAACAGGCTCCATCTTAAACTCAACCTTATTATTGTCTGTATCTCCAGGAAGTGGGATATAAAGAGTTCTATGATTTTGACCCTTTAGGCCAGTCTGCAAGAATCTAAACATTTTGTCTTCTGCATCTGCAGATAGTTTTGCACCCTTTACTGTAATAATATAGCGTGGGGCTCCCTTGTTTTGGAAGTAGTCAATATTGTATTGAGCAGCAAGTGAGTCACCAATTAGTGATGATACCGCTGAAATAATGTCTGGAATTCCATAATAAGTGTTTAATGGTGAATATTCTTTAATGTGAATAATCTCATTAGGACGTGTATCAGTAGTCATTGGGTTTACGTTGTTGGCTCCAAAGTTACGGAAATAAACAACCTTTTGTCCAATAATTTGCACAAAACCATCACGGAGTCGTCTAACACGAATAGTTGTTGAAGGGATGTGTCCAACATATCCAATTTCACCAGTAACGGTTCTACCTACTTCTAAAAAGCCGTTGCCAGTAGCCTGAAGATCTGTATATACTTTTTCCATAGTTGTTGTAAATGAATCATCATCATTCAATGACTCTATCCATTCACGCATTTCCAACTTCATTCTTTCAATTCTGCGTCGTGCACGTTCTACTGCAGCCTGATCATCACTTGTTTGAAAACGCAACATTGTTCTATCTGTGATGTCAAAATGATAACCAAGACCAACAACATTTTCTACCTTTGCATCAATAGCAGCATGGTTGGCAAAAGATGTATCGTAATAACTTGCCAACTCATACATGTTGTATGGAGGAGTGATTACGTCAAATAGTCCATAGCCATTACGATATACCGTTCCAGGATTAATCTGCTTTGATTCTGCACCGTCTCCAGATGGGACTGCGTTTGCAGAGTTTAGGTATTGATTGGATGGCTCTACTGTGTTATATGCGTATGTTACCTTTGAAACATTTCTTGTTGTTCTGCGCTTAAAGTTTTGATCAATTCCAACATAGTCTTTTAGCACAGTCCAATCTTTGCCGAATGGATCTTGTGATTTAAATATATTCTCAGATTCTTCTTGAGTTCTAAGACTTGCTTGAATGTAATCGTAATCTTCGCTCATGATTCGTACGCATCTCTTCCGTGTTTATTAAGTGTGTCCTGTGCGGCTTTCCATGCACCTAAATCGTTTAGTGAAGGAATTAATCCCTGCTTCATTCTATCAAGTTGCTCTGAATATTCTTCTTCGCTGACCCTTGTTAAGCCAGGAACAAAGACTGCTTCACCATCACCATCATCGCCATAATACTTTGCAGCATCCTTTAATTTGGCAATTTGTGCAATATCTCCACGAGTTGACTCAATGTTTAAGACATTGCCATCTTCGTCTGTAAACCACTTGCCGTTTGACTTCTTGTAAACATACAAACCCCAGTTATATTTCTTTTCAATGACCTGACGACGTACATTTCCTACAATGGGCTTACCAGTTTTTGGACTAATTAATGGATTCATATACTAAAGTATACCAGATTAAACGGGTGTACCCAACCTAATGGTCCATGTTGTGTCATTATAGACCTTAAGTTTCTCTGCATCGAACACCATTCCCTCTTCATCATCAATAATAATCTTATTAGTTCCAATATATGTCTTATAAACATCTGAAGGAAGAACTCCATAAAGGTCTGATGCAGAAATAACAAGAACGCCTTCCCAGTTAAAACTATTAAGCCAGAACTCCCAGTCAAAGTTTGTTATCCCGTCAGTTTTAACCTTAAGCCATGGTCTTAGCAGACTACTTTGAACCTGTTGTAAATTATTAGCCTGGTAGTAGGCAATATTATTAAATACCAGTGGACCAGTTAGATTAATAGATCCCAGGAATAAGTCAAAACTTAGTGCACTGGCAAAAGCAATACCTAGTACTCCCCATTCCTTAATTGTTAATACTGGCTCTCTAACAATTGATCCATTCATAAAATAAGAAATACCATTGTAGGGAGAATTTGTTGCTAGGCTTGTAGCGTATATTCTTGCTCTAGTTCCTTCTGGATTATCTGCCACCATATAAAACTTTATGGTATCTGCCTTGTATTTTATTTCAAATATTTCTGTTGGTGTAATTGGGAATGCATCTTGATCGTATCTCATCCAAACCTGGGAAGCACTAATACGATAGTTATCTGCAATATTTTCATTAATTGGAATAGAGATACCCCGACTTACAAGTGGGTCAAAACTTCCACGTACCTCTACTCCAGACGTTCTATTTAAATAAAGGTATGGGGTACTTCCTTTATATATACTAAATGGATTTTTAGCCTTATAGTCAAAATATAGTCCAGACCTTGTGTATGGGAACATATCAATACCAAATCTTGTACCAACTGGATTAAACGAGTTATCATTAAATGCTTGTGATGCAATTTCTAGTTTTCTTAGATTAATCGGCTTTCTCAATATGCCACGAATATTAAAGTCAAGGTGGTAGACAAGTGCAAGATCATTAAAGTCAACTGTCTTTGTAGGATAAATCAAAGTATTATCAACAACTTCAAACTTTGTAGATAACCAGTGAGGATACTCGTCCATATCAATTATTGCATCCTCTTTTGCTGGAAGAACTGTCGCAAAGTCGGTCTGTGGTGCATTTGCTCCTGATGCTATATACTGAAAAGTAATATAACTTCTAATAGATGCACCTTCTGTATCATATTCATAATATTTTTCTGCTCTTTGTGCCATATCCGCATAATCATTCCAACCAGTAAACAAGTTATTGTCTAGTTGTAGATATGTTCTTTGTACTGGGTGAGCGTATTCGTCTTTTAATTCTTGATAGGTCCAAGAACTTGTTGTCTCATACTCTTTTAATTTTGTAGGAGAAGGGTAGCCAATATTAAATTGCAAGAAGTCAAGGTCGTAGTATGTATTTCCAACATCGTTTGACACATACTTTGCAAAATATGACAATGGCATGTAGTCTTCCCAATACCCCGCAACGCCTATGTCTAAAAAGTAAGAGCCGTATGCCTGCTGTGGAAGTAGTGTATAACTTGCAGTATGTTCTAGCAAGGCTATTGCATTTGCTGACTCTTCTGATCCAGTTGCTAAGTAACTATCAACAATCGCTGTTCCATTATCTTCAAAGTGACTTGTTAGTTCTACCGCATTATATGATGTTGCTAAACCAACAGAATAAATGTTTCCAGTAAACTGGTAAATGCCTTCTGCTTCTCCACCAACATACATCTGCAAACCATTTTGATTACCAAAGAAGGAAGAAACATTTCCTCCAAATGAAGCAACTAGTGTTTTAATCTCAATTCCTGCTGCAAATTTTTCATTAGAAACAATTATTCCACTGGTGTATATCTCTTCTTCAACTCCATTAAAAAATAAATAATAGTGAACTTCGTCTAGGTCTTTTCTTATACTAAAGTAGTTTCCAGTAAGCGGATTATATATCTTAAAAAGCGTTTCTTCTGTTAAAAGATTGTCTGATGAAAATACCCCATATATTGTATGAATTTCATCACTTAAAACATTAAATGCTGGAAAATTAATGTAACAGTTTTGAGAGTTCCAAGTGTTGTTTGGTCTAAATGTTACAAAGTCATAATCTAATGGGTCCTGTATTAGTTTATTGTCTGCATATAGGTTTTGTATTGTTTTTGTTCCAAGATTAATGTCTGGCAAAGAATACTGAGGAGTTGTTAAAGAATTAGATGTTGTGGTTAGATTATCAAAAGTGCCTTGATCCCATTGTGCAAAATCTGGATAGTTGTAGTTTGATACATAGTCTGCAAATGGATAATCAATAAATGCTGCAGTTCCACCATATGCTGAGTTAATTCCTTCTGGAGAAAGAACTCCTTGTCCATAAACCCATCTTCTTTTTGCAACATTTATCGCAACTGAGTATGGATAAACAGCAACACAGTCAATCTCGATTGGTGTTACGTCTGTATAGGCATAGAAGCCAAGCCAATCTTGATTATCTCCAGATTGATTAACGATGTCTGGTAGGTCTAACGTATCTGTATTAATTGGTAAATTAATTACTTCTTCGCCATTTAATAAAACTGTTGCATTGTTTCTAATTATTCTAACATGAATAAGCATTGGCCTAAACCATTCACCAACAAAGTGTGATGCAAACTCTGTTCCTATAACAAGTGTTAAAAATCCTGATTCTACATATAGTCCATCTGTAGAAGAAATTGGACCAAAGATTCTTTTTGCTATATAAGCATTTGAATTAATTCTTGTCCAAAACTCTACTGTGTATTCTTTGTACTGGCCTGACTTATTTAAAAATCCTTTTCCAGGGACAATTAAAGATGGTTGATTATTTGAGTTGGGTGTCATTCTTGTAATGTTGCTTGCACCAAATACCATTGGCACTCCGCTATTTCTAGCAAGAAGTGCATTATTGTTTGCTAAATAGTATCCAACTTCTCCTGCAAGTCCATAAGGATCTGCAGGAATGCCCTGAGTTGAAGGAATTGCAATTGTTGAAGGAATAGTAGTTGGGGTTACTCCAAGAGATGTTGTGTTAAACTCTTCTGACCATTGACCTGCAGTTATTCCATTAATATAAAAATCGTAATCTCCAGCACTTCCACCAGTTGCATAGGTTAATTTTATGACTACCTGAAAGTCTGTATTTTCATCTACAATATCAAAAGTACCAGAAACAAAACTCCAAGATTGAAAAACGGAAGTTGTAAAAGAATCCAACTCTTCAATAGGCAAAGAAGTGGTTGTATCAATATACCTAAATCCTATTTGAACAGATTGCAAATAAGCACTGTCAGAATAAAAGTATGATCCAATAGAAAAAGATCCAAGATCTGTGTTTAAATCTTGAAAATTAACTAAGTCTGGACTTATTAAGGTAACTGTTTCTGTTGCACCAGATGGTACATCTCCTTGAACAAGAGTTGTATAACTATCTGGAAATGGCTCTCCAGTAACTCCAGCAGCAGATGTTACAGATGCATTGGTTACAGTCCAGCCAGAAGATATATTTCTTTGCTGTTCTGTAATAAGAGTGATATAGTCAGCCGCATCGTCCAAAGCCCAAAGAATGGTTGGGTGCTCAGAATAAATCTTTTCTGCATATAAATTAGACGGCTGGGACATGTTACTCCTTAGCCTTTATTATAGCATTTTAGAGTTTTATTTCGCACACATCTGTGGTGCAATATGCCTCGCCCATAGCCTCAAGGTTGTCAACACCATCATAAATTGCATCCCAGTTAATCTTCTTAATTTGACCAAGATGTGCTTCATATTCTTCTCTTGTAATCTGGGTATATGGCTGTTGAGGATAAACGGTATTTCCCATTGGTAAAAATGATACCGCTTTAAGTTGACCCTCATACATGTGAAGTGCTGGAGCAACATGCTTTGACTCTGTTTCCTTGTCAAATGAAAGGGTAACAGAAACACCATTATCTGACCAATACTTTTGAGCAGTTGCAGCAAGAGCAATCTTTTCAAATAATGTTACATCCTTTTCAGAACGTGGATGTCCTGAATGTACTGGGAAATATACTACTTGAGTATTTGCTGATACAAGGTCTTTTTCAATCTTGTACCCCGCTGCTTTAAATAAATGAAGCATCGGATCTGTTTCACCAAAACGAATAGCACGTAGGAAGTATTCTCCTCCTGGTCCCCAGTGAACTCCAGGTGTTGCGCCAGAAAGAATTGAGACAGAACCTGATGGCTTTACCGTTGTTACACGAATTGATTCACGTACACATAGCCACTCTGAATACTTGTGGTCGTAGTGACGAATCTTTTCATAGCCTTCATCCATCCACTCACGAGTTGTTGGAAGTCCTCTTTCATCTGCAAAAGATGCAATGCCTGTTAGAGATGTTCCAATACGACGATTGCGTTGCATGATACCGTTTGTCTGCTGCCAATGTGTTGGAAGCAGTGTTACAGTCTTTCCATAAAGATATGCAAACTTCAATGTCTTGAGGAAGTCTTCCTTGGTTTCATGGCGATTTAAGTGCACTTCTACAAGTGTACAAAGTTCGTATGATTCCAATGGCTGCTCCGCACAAGGATTGAAGCCCATCACACGGAAGTCTTTTCCGTCTGCTGGATCTTTTAGTCGACCATAATTTCTGGCAACATCAAGCCAAATAAAACCTGGCTCTCCATTGTCAACAATTAAATCTACATATTTTTCATAATCCATTCCTACGTTTGCAGAAATAGAATTATTAGACATCCATGCCCAACCTGGGTTTTCTGGATCAAATGAGTTTCTTTCAGGAAATGCTTCTGCATTTTTTAGATTAATAAAATCTTGATCTCCTGGTGCGCCCAAAGCAAGAGTAGCAGAACGACGTACGTTTCCAGAAACAACACATGTTCCAATAAGGTTTACGATATCTGTAATTGCACGAGAATCTAACTTCTCTCCTGCTCTGCCACCAATAACTTTACGAATACGTGTATGGAGGTCAACCAATGGCTGTGGACCGCTTGCAACCCCTCCAAAGCCCTTAATAGGGGCACCTAGAGGACGGATCGCAGAGTAGTCAAACTCTTGAATATTCTGATTTGGCCTTAAAAAGGAATTTAACAAGAATCTGACAGACTCAACCCATCCTTCACGGGTGTCTGGAATTTGATAGGTAGAGACTGGCTCTGTTGGTGCATAAATTGGATATTCTTTGTCAGCACCGACGGTATCAAATCCAACTCCAATACCCAGCATTAATGCATCCATAACCCATGCAAATAATGCACCAGGGTCGTTACGGTCAATATCACGAGTAGAAACCATTGCACAGTTTTGCAATGCTGCAGAGTTCTTCTTTTCCATAGTCATAGGTGTACCAAATGTCCACATACCGCGACCTGGTGGAGTCCACTTAAGATTGAACATGCGCTCATAGGCTTCTTGTGCAGACTTCTGAGCCTTGTTATCATTCCAAGGAAGTCTGTTTTCCTTAGCATGGTTCTTTTGAACTGAGTACATACCCTCAATTACACGCTTACAAACCTCATGCCATCTTTCTTTTGTTCCGTCTTCCTTGATTCTAGAATAGGTGCGAATGAAAGTGATTTCTCCTAAAGAGTTATTGCCTGCGTCTGTAAAGCCAAAAGGAGGCTCAACCTCCTTGTATTTTGCAATAAAATCATCTAACAAACGAAAAGAAAAGATATCTGACATTGAATTTGTAAACCTCTCACTAAAAATAATAATAGAACTTTACATATTGTAAAGTAGTCTAAGTATATCACATGATTATATTATTTTTTTACGCTTAATTTAAAACATTAAGTATAAAGTAAAGGTTTAGTACTTTTGATTTTAGAAAGTAATTAACTAATTACAAGTCCAGACTTACCATTTTTAACTTCTCCCCATGTAAGGGATGGTAAGGCTGCTGATATTGCTGTATTGTTAATTTTATAAGACTTGCCTGAAACTAAGTTCATATGCTCAGAAGATGTCCAAGCATCTGTTGCATCTACCCATGTAAAGGTTTTATCTGTTGTACCCTTTAATGTTATACCGCCGCCATCTGCTCCAACATCTGAAGTATTAGCATCTGCAAGAATAATGTTTTTATCTTCAATAGATAATGTCTGAGAATTAATAGTTGTGGTTGTTCCATTAACAGTTAAGTCTCCAGTAACAACAAGATCATCATTGATTGTTGTTGTTCCAGTAGCGGCACCTATTGAAATTACTGTTGCTGCACCACCAAAATTTATTGTTGTAGCAGTTGCATTTAATAGGTCAAAAGATGTTGATGCGGTTACAAGGGATGTTCCAATAGATGGGCTTGTAAGAGTCTTATTGGTTAATGTCTGAGCAGTTGTAAGATCTGCTGTAACAGATGTATCTATGGATAAAGTTACATCTCCGCTTGATCCTCCACCACTTAGTCCTGTACCTGCAGTAACTGCTGTAATATCACCAATACTGATTGAACCACCAAGAGAAACGCTTGATCCGTTGATTGTAATAGCAGAGTTTGTCAATGAAGCATTGCCGATATTAGAAATAGTATTTGTCGACCCAGAAATAGATTTATTTGTAAGGGTGTCTGTTGTTGCACGACCAACAAGTGTATCTGTTGAATTTGGAAGGCTTAATGTAATGTCTGATGCTGGCTCAGTTACAGTTAGAAGTGTTTCAAAGTCGTTTGCAGTAGCACCTTCAAAAACAACAGAAAGTGCAGTAACAACATTTTTGTTTGCATCAAGGATTGCTACGCCATCTGCTGCATTCTTTTCTGTAGAAGCAATTGCGCCAATCTCACTTGGTGTTATATCTGCTGCTGCTTGATAATAATCTAGTTCAGACCAAAGAGATTCTCCATCTCCAATTTTAAAAGAAGTAAGTGTTGAGTTATACCCAATTTCTCCTTCATTAAGAATTGGGTCGGCTGTGTTCCATTCAGAGGTTGTACCCCTACGCATTTGAATTCTAACTGACACAGCGAACCTCCATATTATGTTTAATTATAGCAGAATTTGTCATGCTGCCGCCCCGCCATCAATAGTCATTGTAAACGATGTTGTGGCTGGTGAGCCGCCATCTAAGGATGTTCCAAGCCATGGGCCAACAGGACCATTGCCCTGATATGTGTAGACATCTTGAACAAAACCATCTGCATTGTGATTGTGATCTGTAACTGAAGCGGTATCATCATAATTAGCCATTGCATACCAAGTACTAGAATAATAGTAATAAATTCTATTTGTATTTGTATCTAAATGCATTGCACCATTTGATGGGCTAACTGGAAATGTACTACCAACAGTAATTGCACTTCCAGTAAATGCCGTAGTCTGTACAGAGTTATCAGGGAATGTGACTCCAGTGGCAACCTTAAGTCCTTGTTTTACAACAAAGTCTTTATTATTAGTCGTCACTGAAGTTCACTGTCCCTTCAGTCCACATTACGCTTCAATAAGCGTCTTGTGAACCTTTACTGTAGTACCGTTTGTAGATGTTACTAACAAGCGGACATTGCCACCTGAGTAGTCTGCATCTGTTGTTCCAATTTGTTCATTGCTAATTACATCAGCATATTCTGTTAAGTAAACATTGTTGTTTGCGTCAACTGTTACTAGAACTTCTAGAACTTCAATGTCATTACCGTTCTTCATTTGAACAGTATACTTTGCAGTGCTATATGTTGTTGCTGACCATGTATCAACTACTGTTGCACTTGTTGTGCTTAGGCTAGTTGTTGCAGTTCCAATAAGAGCATCTGTCAGTGTTACTGAACCTGCTGTTAATGAACCAGAACCGATAGACAGTGCTGCAAATGTTGGACTAGATGTTGTTGCAATTGACTGTGGTAGAGATAGTGTTACTGATCCAGTAGATGCAGATGCTGTAATCTGGTCTGCTGTTCCAGCAAGGCTTGTTACACCAACGTTAGTAATTGTAAGAATATCTGATGTTGATGCATATGATGCGCTAATTCCTGTACCGCCAGTTACAGCACCACCAAATGTGTCAATTGCAGATGTGATGTCTGATGTAAGGGCAATAGTTCCTGTAGCATTTGGAAGTGTAAGTGTGCGATCTTCAGTTGGGTTTGCAACTGTAAGAGTTGTTTCGTGATCATCAGCGCTTGATCCCTCAAACACAATACTTGAATCATCTAACTTAAGTCCAGTTACAACTGGTGTTGTAATTGTTGGGCTTGTTAATGTCTTATTTGTAAATGTCTGTGCTGTTGATAGGTCTGCAGTGACTCCTGTATTAATACTAAATGAGTTACCAGTTAGTGTTAATCCGTTACCTGCAACATATGATCCTGCACCAGAGAACTGTGCAAAAGTAATTTCAGTTGTTCCAACAACTACTGAGTTGTTAGTACATACGTATCCAGTATCTGCATTTGTAGTTCCTTGCTCAACAAATGTA